TCGTTCGGCGATCACCGGGACCAGTACCGCGGCACGGACCAGCCGTACGTGCGCCAGGAGATGTACCAGCCGAAGGGCAGCAAGAACCGCTTCGCTCTGACCGAGAGCAACGGCAACGTCACGGCGCATCGGATCGGCAAGCCCGACTCCGTCCTACCCGGTGGTCGACCGGCCAAGCAGCTCGCTGGTGCCATCTCGGTGTGGGGTGGTGGCACCGGCTCGCCGGAGGGTCACAAGGAGATCCTGCGGGCCGATGTGCGGGAGGGCTTCCGCGGCACGGGTCTGAGCAGGGCGATGCTGCAGATGGTGGCCGACCGTCACCCCGATGTCTCTCATAGCCCGGCGCTCACGCCGCAGGGCGCCCGCTTCGCCGCCCGCAACCCGCTCCCCGGCGACACCGAGGCCACGAAGGCGACGCAGAAGCGCAGCATCACCGCTGACGTCGCCACCACACTGCTCGGCGGGCCGAGGAGGGTCTGGTGCCTGCCAGCGACCACGTGAACCGGACGGAGTTCACCACCATCTTCCACCCGGCGAACCCGAAGGAGATGGGGGGCCTCTCCTCACACACACTGGAGGCGTGGTCTCCCGAGCACGCTGACACGCCGTGGGCGAGGGAGCACCCCAGCTCTCGCGTGACCTGGGTCGGGACCGACGTCGACCCTGGCATCAAGCCGATCGCCTCGATGGGATGGCACCACAAGACCGGTGAGATCAGGGGCGTCTTCACACAGGAAGAGCACCAGCGTCAGGGCATCGCCTCGGCACTGTTCCATGAGGGCAGCTCGATCCCCGGCACCCCGACCCCCAAGCACTCCCCCGACCGCACACGCTCCGGCGACGCATGGGCGAGGGCCGTCGGAGGGCGGGTTCCGCGTCATACCCGAGGCGACAACCCGTACCCACCGAGGGAGACGTAGTCATGGTTCGTGTATCTGATCTCGGCCCACAGTGGAGTGACTCCTTCGGGCCCGAGCCGGTCGTGGCGAAGGCCACAATGGATGTGAACAGCGGTCGCACCCCGAAGCAGGCCAACGTGTGGCGTGGTGAGACGAGGAAGATCTACCCGACCCCCGAGTACCCCGACCCGGCCAAGGCGTCGCGGGAAGACCCTGCTGGTCTGATCGAGCACTGGACTTCGGGGAGCCACCCCTACCCAGCCGACTCGGGCTACGGGACGTACAGAACCAACGACAAGGGAGAGAGCGTCTTCGGACCGGTCAACGAGGTGACCAGTGGTGTTCACTGGACGGAGTCGCCGCAGTCCATCCCCGAACGGTTCACCGAGAGCACCTTCAAGGCTCTTCAGCACGGCACGAAGATGAGTGCCAACGAGGCGCGGATGATCAAGGAGGACGAGCGGATAGACGCTCTCACCTTCGGGCCCGACCGCAAGCCCTGGAGGGACGAATGGACACCGGAGGAAACGGCTCTGGAGACGAAGGTGGAGCGGCGCAAGAACCAAGGGAAGCAGCCCTTTCGAGATCTCGGCCACCGTGCGGAGATGGGTGGAGGTTCAACGGAGCCGTACAACATGGGTGTGATCTGGCACGGCAAGATCGACGCCCGTCACATCGATCACAACAACCCGACGACGGACTTCGAGGACGAGGTGAACCTTCGGATGGACTCGAACGCTCCGCCCGTTCCGGTCCACGCCATGCAGATCAACGTCCCTGAATCAGGATCCCAGGGGTTCCCTGAGGCGGGAGTGACGCACGACATCGTCCGCCGGGCAGGGAAGAGTGGCGCGGATGCCGATCCCTACCAGGCGGTGCTACCTCACTCCCTGGTCCCTTGGAGCACGGTGCAGTTCCCCCCTGGCCAGGAGAAGCAGATCCCCATTCGGGATGGCAGGCGGTCGAACCTCTGATGGTCGCGCTCGGTGCTCAGTTCAATGACTCCTTCGGAGCGGAGCCGGTTCGCTCCAACGCGATCGCCGCCATCAACAACGGGCGGGATCCTCGACGGCCCGGTGGCGTGCTCACCAGGGATGCGGTCAAGACGATCTATCGAGCCACCAACATCCGATCGTGGCCCCTGAAGGATCACCCCGAGTACGAGGGGAACGACTACAAGGGCACCCCGTCGCCAGGGTTCCCCGACACCAACACGATGGACTCCGTCCGCCACGACGAGCCTCTACACACCAGCCAGGCGCACCTCCACGGGCCGACGTTGGAGCGGTACATGCACGAGGGTGCCCCGGAGACGGAGTTCGTCAACGGTGAGGAGGACTGGGAGGTGCCGTACTCTCCCGACGTGACAGAGGATCGCCACGGCAACACCTGGATCAACGAGGGCCACCACCGGATGGTCGCTTCCCGTCTTCGCGGTGACTACAGCACCGATGTGTACAAGGGATACCGAGACTGATGGATCTGCGTCAGGAGGCCGAGCACATCTTCGGCAACGGGTTTGACTGGTACCAGAGCGAGCTGGGCGAGGTCGTGTTCTGGCACGAGTTCCTCTCGATGCAGTCGGCCTACAACGACACCTACGATGAAGGCGGCCGCCGCTACTCCGCCGGTCTCCTCGTGCCTGCGCTCTGGGTGATCGTCAACGAGGACCGGCATCGCCCCACCCCCGAGGGGCGCAAGCCGACGGAGAAGCTCACCTGCGCCATATCGGTGCGAGCGCTGCAGGACTCGGGCATCTCCGACCCGGAGGACTACACCCGGCGCCTCAACGATCTTGTGCGATACGACGATCGCCTCTGGAGGGTCACCGACTTCAACATCCGAGGTCGTGTGCCCGACTCCATCATCATCGGTGTGACCGCCACGCAGATCTTCCCCGACGAGGAGATGGCGTTCGACACGATGCCCGGTGGTGTGACTGCCCTTGGGGCCACCCGCAGGTACGCCTACCCCAACGAGCGCAACGTACACACCTACGCCGACCACGAGCTGCCCGCCCCCAACGGGTCGGACATGCTCTCGTACCAGCTCTACAAGGACTTTGACACCAACCCCGAGGATGACGGCGCTACGGCACCGGGCCCGTCACCGGGCCTCTTCTCCATCAACGTCATACCGGACACGGGGAACCCGTTCAGGTACTCCTTCACCGTGAACGACGACCCGACTCACAACGTTGATTGGGACTACGGAGACGGCTCCACCACCAACGATGTGCTCTGCTCCGAGACCATGGTGCACACCTACGAGCAGGCCGGTGACTTCACCGTCACGGCGTACTGCCACAAGGAGACCGTCACCGCTGATGTCATCGTGGCACCGGGGCCCGGCTACGGCTACGGTCAGTACGGCATTGTTCAACCCTATGGAGGTTACGCCAGTGAGTGATGTGACAATGCCGGTCATCGGCCAGGAGCCGTGGGGAGAGACCCTCAACACCTGCTTGGAGTACCTGTACGAGGAGATCGAGAGACTGTCCTCTCAGATCGCTACCCACACAACGCAGATCGCTGCCAACTCATCGCAGACGACAACGAACACCTCTGAGATCGTCGCCCTCAAGAGTGAAGTCGCCGCCAACCAGACGGCCATCATCAACATGGGCAACGACGTGGGCGCCATGTTCGCCCGCCTCAACCAGCTTGAGGCTCAGGTCACCAGCAACACCAATGGCCTCAACAGCCTTGGTACACGAGTCTCGGTGGTGGAGGACAGGCCCGACTTCGTCTTCGTCCAGACCTCCTACATGTTCTCTACTGCCTCTCCACCTGCTACCGGCAACCAGATCCGACTCGACAACGCCGACCCCAAGCTCGCCACGATCTTGGACGTCCGGCGGGTGGATGCGGACGGTGCCGACCGCAGTTACGGCCTCAGCCTGATAGACACCAAGTCACAGATCAGGCTCAACGTCTACAACGACGCATCCAACTGGCACCGCTTCACAGTCATTGGCACGCCGACCAAGGCCGGTCCTGACAACTGGTATGTCCCGGTCGCTTGGCACTCTGGTGTAGGAACGCTGCCCGGCTCCAAGATCAACGTCGGTCTGTTCATCGATGTCCCGTACCTGTGATGCCTGCCACCGACCACCTCAACCCGTCGCTCTTCCACGGTACGACGCACCCGTTCAACGCTGGTGACACCATCGAACCGACCGACTCGGACTGGTCGTTCGAGGGCACGCCGATGGCGTTCGCCACTCCTGATCTCGGCAAGGCGCAGCAGATCAGTCGCACCAAGGCCAAGATGCACAACCGCAAGAACCCCGACGATCCGAGAGAGGCTCATGTCTTCGAGGTCGAGCACATGAGTGGTCCGGCCGACGTGTGGGGCCTGAAGCCTGAAGTCGCGGACACCGTCGGGTTCCGTGTGAAGCGTAGAGTCGAGGGCTAATGGCATTGTCGTTCTACCCTCCCTCGTACCGAGCGTCGCAATCCGACCTCACCATCTCGATCAGCCCGCTCGGTCTGGTCGAGTTGGCCGACGAGGAGTTCGAGGTTCACGGCGTTCGGCTCTCGCGCTACTCGCTGTACTGGGCCCACTACCTCGGCCACATGTACGCCTATCGGCGCGAGGTCGGCGAGCCGCAGTTCGCCGCCAACTACGTGCGGGCGCTGAGCGACTACATCACCAACTTCACCTTCGGCAAGGGCATCACCTTCCGCACGCCACCGGCCACAGCGGCCATCATCCCATCACTCCTCAAGAGGGTGTGGGAGCAGGACAACCGCAAGGAAGCTGTGCTGTGGGAGATGGGCCAGACCGCTGGCGTCACGGGCGACTGCTTCGTGAAGGTGGCGTACGAGGATCCCTACGTCGACACGACGGGGCGCGTCCACCCCGGCCGTGTGCGCATCCTGCCGATGAACCCGGCCCACTGCTTCCCGCAGTGGCACGAGCACGACCGCCAGCGCATGCTGTCGTTCAAGCTCAAGTACCGCTTCTGGACGACGGCGGCCGACGGCACCCGCCAGGTCATGACCTACGTCGAGCGGATCTCCGAGACCGGCATCGAGGAGTTCGTGAACGATGAGCTGATTGACTCGCGGCCCAACCCGCTCGGCGTCATCCCCATCGTGTACATCCCCAACAACCCCGTCTCAGGGTCACCCTGGGGCACGCCGGACATCGCCGACGTTGTGGCCCTGAACCGCGAGTACAACGAGAAGGCGCTGGAGATCAGCGACATCATCAACTACCACTCGGCACCCATCACCGTCGTGACCGGCGCCAAGACCTCGCAGTTGGAGAAGGGCCCCCGCAAGACGTGGACCCTGCCCAAGGATGCTCGGGTGGAGAACCTCCAGTCGCTCGTCGACCTCTCCGGTCCGCTCGGCTACATGGACGTCATCAAGCGCGTCATGCACGAGATGACCGGCGTGCCTGAGCAGGCCCTCGGCCAGATGCAGCCGATCTCCAACACCAGCGGCGTGGCGCTCCACATCCAGTACCAGCCCCTGATGAACCGCTACAACATGAAGAAGCTCCAGTTCACCTCGGGCTTCCAGCGCATCAACGAGATCGTCCTGCTCACCCTCTTCCAGAAGGAGCCGTGGACGCTCCAGTTCGATGCCCGTGAGAGCGCCGCCCCGCCCGACGGGTCACTGCTCGTGCTCGACCCGGCTGACCCCAACACGTACGAGACGTCGGTCCACTGGCCACCCCCGTTGCCGGTCGACATCCTCGTCAAGCTGAACGAGATCATGGCCAAGATGAACCTCGGTCTGGAGTCCAAGCGGGGCGCTCTGCGCGAGCTGGGCGAGGAGTTCCCCGAGGAGAAGATGGCCGAGATCTTCGCTGAGCTGATCGAGGATCAGAAGGAAGCAGCAGCGTTGCAGCTCCGTCAGGCGGCCACATCGATGGCTGTCTTCCTGCTCACGGGCATGCCGCCAGATGGCCAAGGCCCGCCCGGCGAGGACAACGGCGCTACTGTTACATCTGCTGGATCACCCAGCGATCAAGGAAGCACAGGGGCACCCGCTGCGGTGTCGCCAGAAGTGGCGAACATTGCACAACAACTGGTCGAAGAAGCCTACGGAACGAAGTTGGCTCAGTACCGGAATCCGTCGAACCAATAGCTTCCGAACACACCGTAGAACTACATCCACAGGGGAAACTGAATCATGAGCAACGTTGATACAACCGTGTCTACAGGAGATGGCTTCATTGTGGGCGTCGAGCCCGCCGCCACTCCGGCAAGCCGTTTCGCACAGGGAACACAGGACACGGGTCCAGTCGTACAGCCCGCACCGCAGCAAGGTCAGACCAACGGGGAACGAACCTTCACCGAAGCACAGGTCGAAGAGTTCAGGAAGCAGGAGAAGGACAAGGTCTACCCTCGCATCGAGTCGATGGCGAAGGAACTGGAGGAGTTGAAGGCCGAGCGCGACGCAGCCCGCAAGGCAGCCGCAGACGCTCAGGCCGCAGCCGAGGCGGAAGCCAAGGCCAAGGCCGAAGAGGAGATGACCGTTCGTGACCTGCTCCGGCAGACTCAGGAGCAGTTCGAGCAACAGATCACCACGGTCCGTACCGAGGCGGAGATCGCCAAGGCGGAGCTGGAACAGGAGCGTCGGCTCCAACAGCTTCGGGACTACCGTTCAGCAGCGTTGTCCGCCAACGCCGCATTGATCCTCCCCGACATCGCCGACTACGTCGCCGGGGAGACACCCGAGCAGATCGACGCATCCATAGCGGATGCAATCGAGCGCTCCGAGCGAATCGCTCAGGGCGCAATGGCCGTTCGCCAGCAAGCAATCCAGGGGATGCAAGGAGTGCGCTCCACGTCCCCGACTGGCAACGGTCCTCTGGAGGAGCAACAGGAGCAGAAGACGATCACGCCCGAGCAGATCCGGGCGATGTCACCATCGGAGTACGCCGCACACCGGGGCACCTTGCACGCCGCAGGGCGAGCGCAGTTCTACGGACAGCGTTGAACTAGCTGTCCACACATCGAAATCACTCAACCATTCTCCAGAGGAGGAAGTAAGTCATGCCAGACATTGCTGGTGGTATCAGCGGTTCAGGGAACCTGTACTCGGGGGTCAGCGGTGGGTCCAACCCCGCAGCCGTCCCCGTGGGTGGTGCGTTCCTTGGCGTCCAGGCGGCGCCCGCGCCGTCGGGCATCGTCACCCAGGGTTACCCGCAGGGCACTGCGATCACAGGTTCATCCGCACTGACCCCGGCCATCCAGGCCATCTGGTCGAAGGAGATCCTGTTCCAGGCCATGCCGATTCTGCGCTTCGAGCAGTTCGCTGTGAAGAAGACCGAGCTGGGCGTGATGCCGGGCCTCACAGTGAACTTCCTCAAGTACAACAACCTTGACGTCAACGAGACGCTGGGTGCGGAACTCACCGAAGGCGTCCGCCTGACCACCTCGGCCCTGAGCGCCTTCCAGTTCCGCATCAGCGTTGCGGAGCAGGGCAAGGCCATCGCCGTCTCGGAGCTGCTCCTGCACGCTTCGTTCGACGACATCATGGCGTCGGGCTCCCGACTCCTCGGCCGCCACATGGCGGCCTCGATGGACTTCCAGGCCCGGAACACGCTGCTCAACTCCGCTGGCAACGTGGCGTTCGGCTACCGCCTCGCCGCCCCGTTCTCGGGTCCGACAGCGACCAACATCTACGCACCGGGCACCGTGGCGCCGAACCAGGCAGCCGTCGACGCTGCCGACGGCACCGCAGCCAAGGAGGCGTACTTCCTCACCCCGCACTCGGTCAAGGATGCTGTCGAGCAGCTCGCCACGCTCAACATCCCCCGACTCGGTGAGACCTACGTCCACTTCATCCACCCGCACCAGTCGCGCCGTCTGCGTGACACGCCGGAGTGGATCGAAGTGACGAAGTACGCGGCTCCGGGCAACTTCATGCTTGGCGAGATCGGCCGCATCAACGATGTTGTGTTCATCGAGACCACGCAGGTCCGCAAGACCAACGTCGGTGCCGTCGGCTACGACACCTACGACTCGCTCATGATCGGCGACAACGCCTTCGGTCATGCCGTGTCGCTCCCCGTGGAGCTGCGTGACGGCGGCGTTCTCGACTTCGGTCGTGAGCACGCCCTCGCCTGGTACGCCATCTGGGGCTTCGGCGCAATCACGCCGCAGGCGGTTTCGCTCGTCTCCACGAACTGAGCTGCTCCCGTCAGAGCAGAACACAGGAGCCCTCACGTCAACGGCTAGCGTCGGGGCGTGAGGGCTTCGCTCTTCACGTACTCAATCCGTACAACTATGAACAGGGGAACTCGTATGACAGTCAAGGAAGTTGAAGAGATCGAAGACGACTTCACGGTGGATGAGGATGACTACTCAGACGATGTGGTCGTTGAGGACACTCTCAACGAGACGACCTCCACTGCGAACTTCATGAATGAGGACGCCGTCGTCGTCGACGAGATCCAAGACCTCGGCGTGGTCGTCGTCGACCCCGAGCAGGACGACTACATCGTGCGTGTCATCGTCGATGTCGGCCCGATCTTCTACGGCCCGGAGCGCATCGAGATGAAGCGTGGTCACCGGTACCGAGTGCCGCCGCACATCTACCAGTATCTGCAGAAGCGTGACCTTCTCTGGGAGCAGCAGTGACTGCGCGCAAGAAGGCTGCAGAACCGGCGGTCGAGGAAGAGGCCGCCACTCCTGAGCCGGAGCAGGCTCCTGAGTCAGCACCCCAGCCCGAGCCAGCACCAGAGCAGGCGCCCCCACCCGAGCAGGAGTTTGAAACGCCCACCTCACCGGAGGGTGTGGTCCCGAAGCTCTTCGGGATGGTGTACTTCCTGCCATCATCGAACACCATGGGAACCACGACTGAGTCGGGGGCGTCGTTCGCTCTCGCCGCAGGGGTGCCCGTGAAGATGACCGCCGCCGATGCCGCGGCGCTCGTCGCCGAGGGCCTCGGCTCCATCAAAGGAGACTGACTCATGGGGTTCACCGTCCCCAACGGCCCAGACGCTGCTGCCGTCGACCAATCCGAACCCGACTCAGGGGACTACAAGGCGCTCGGTTACGGGCCCACTGGAGTCGTCTCTGGCTGCGCCGTCGCATCGCAGGGTTCGCCCAACATGTCTGTGGTCGTGGCAAGCGGCAATGCCGTTGTGGACGGTGCTCCTGTGGCGGTCGCTGGTGGGTCGGTCACCATCCAGACCAGCGACGCCAACCCTCGTTTCGACCTGATCGTCACCAACAACGCCGGGCTGCTCACCGCCGTACGAGGCGTGGCCTCGGCGACCAACCCGGTCTTCCCCAACTTCGACCCTGCTACGCAATGCCTGCTCGCCTCCGTGCTCGTGGGAGCGAGCGCCGCGTCGATCTCCACGTCGGCCATCGTCGACAAGCGCATCATGATGGAGCCGACACTGCGTCGGACGTTCGCCTCCAACTCGACGTCCTTCGTCGAGTCCGATGCACCAGCAGGACGCTTCACCCTGCGAGCTGACGGCAGGTTTACCTGGGTCGAGAGCACGCTCACGCGGCTCGCTGCCTCGGCCATGGAGCTGGCGGCCGGTCTCACCATCAGGGCCACCGACAGCACCACATCGCTGCTGACGCTCAAGGCGCGCACCGCTACGCCTGCCAACCAGAAGACCCTCGACGTGCAGACGTCGGGTGGCTCGACCGTGGCATCGGTGTCGGGCACTGGTGTGCTGCAGGCAGCCAACTTCCTGCGGGGCTCGGGCAAGCCGGAGGGCGTCGTCATCGCCGACAAGGGCTCGCTCTACGTCGACGTCGAGGCGCCGCTCAACGCTGCACTCTGGATGAAGGCGGACTCCTCCGGTGCGGCCACGGGCTGGGTCTCGTTCCGCTCGTACGACCCGTCCGACGACGCCATCCCGGTCGGCACCATCGCCCCGTTCATCGGCGCGGGCGCCTTCATCCCCGCAGGGTGGATCGGGCTCATCGGACAGATGATCTCGACCACCGCTGCTGCGACGGCTGAGCTGGCGGCGATCGTCGGCAGCCGCTACGGGTCCGACGTCGGCACGGTCGCACTGCCCAACTTCCAGGGACGCATCCCGATCGGCACGGGCGGAGGGGTGGCTCTCACCCTCGGTGACGTAGCCGGGTCGGTGGAGGTCTCCCTCACCGAGGCCAACCTGCCGTCGCACGGCCACCCACTCACCGACCCTGGCCACCGTCACCCCAGTGCGGGCCGCGGTGTCTACTCCACGCCCAACGGCAACCTGCACCCCACTGGCGACCAGAACGGCACCTTCGCCCTCTTACTCGACCCGGACACTCTCGACACGACGGCCAAGACCGGCGTCACGGTCGGGAACACCGGCTCGAACGAGCCGTTCGATGTGCTCCCGCCCGTCATCGCCGTCACGTGGATGGTCAAGGCGCGCTCGACGGGGACGCAGGCCAACGCTGGTGGCACGGGTGGACTCTGGAGCATCACCGAGCTGGATGCCCGCTACCGCCCCGTCGTGAGCACGCTGCCGCCCACCACTCCGTACGTGGGTCAGATCTGGATCCTCTCGCCCGACTACCACTCGGCGATCCTGCACCCCAATGGCTGGGCACCCATCTCCCCACAGACCGGCAACAACGCTGTGACTACCGGCAACGCCATGCTCGACCTCACTGGATTCTGGGTCGCCACGGACGGTTCCTGATGGTGGGCATCCCCAACCGGGGCGCTGGGTTCTACCTCTCGGCTGACATTGACGGTGTCGACGGCTCGGGTTTCTCCGTCCCGACGTCGGCAGCCCTGTCCATCACGGGGTCGCTCGGTCTCGTAGCGCGCATCGCCCCCGACTCCTGGTCTTCAGGTTTGCAACAGGGAATCATCAGCAAGTCCTCGACAGACGACAACCAGCGCTCCTACCGGTGGGGGCTCCTCACGGACGGCACCCCTGTGCTCCGGTGGTCTACTGGCGGAGCGAACACGGGGACTGCGACCGCAACGGCGGCGCACTCGTTCACCCCCGGTCAGGCCGCCTGGGTCGGGGTCACGTGCGACACCGTGAGCGGCAACGTCAAGTTCTGGAACGGCGGCACCGGAGTGACTCCTACGTGGGTGCAGCACGGCACTACCGTCGCCGCTGCGTTCCCAGGGAGCTTCGCTTCGACCTCACCGCTCCTCCTGGGCGCCGGGTTCGTCCTGTCAGGTGTGGCGATGCGAGAGGTGCTCAACGGCCTCCTGTACTCCGCGGCGGTCTACAACGGTGTTGGTGCCAACACCTCT